TTAGGCGAATTGTTTTGTGTACTTCTCTTCCAGCTCTTCAGCTTTTTGCTGAAGAATGCGGATAAGGTAGGGATAGGATCGGTCGAAAATTTCCTGATTATCCTCGATCATCCAAATCGTGTCGACCAGTGCGCGAAGTTCTGCCACTTCGTAAGAGAGATCTTCTTTCATGGTGTCACCTCAATTAAAAAGAGCCGACCGGACGTCGCGCGACATAATGCGAATGCTTGCAATGTTGGCGCCGAGAACGTCCATCAATTCACTCAGATGTTCGGCGCAGATCTCGATTCCGTGTTTCTTGGCGGCGCCAAAGTCGCGGGAGAAAGATTCCCAAACCTCATCCGTCGCTATCGCCAACCGGTGCAAATCACAGACATTCTCTTCGCTGTTCAGGATTCTCTCACGGCTGGACAAAGCTTTCCCGTTCGCGCTCTCGCACGTCATGGCATCTCTCCTCGATTTTCTGATTAAGCGGTCAGCTAGCCCGGTTTATGCGGCCACCAGATACTGTTGGCCATGAACGTCGACGATCATGTCGAGCTCGCGTGCAACATCTTCGGCTTGCATGATCATCTTGAATGCGGCGTGCTTGGAAACTTCGCGGTAGACTTCACCATCAATTTTCACGTCGAAGGCATATACCTTGCAGTTGTGGTCAAAGCGCTTCGAGACGTTGATTTTCATGATGCCGGTCATTTGCGTCGATCCTCTGTAACAATTTGGTAACTTTAATCCGCAAATGCGTTTGATTTGTTACCCTGTAATAACTATCTATTACACAGTACCTACGGTGTCAACACCGTGTAACAACTTTTTTTCACAGGGTGTTAACTATGACGCCAACGCAACTCCGAATGGCTAGATCCGCTTTGAAAATCGGCGTCAGAGACTTGGCCGAATTGGCCGACGTGACGACCGCGACAATCACCCGCTATGAGAATGAACGTGGCGGGATCAATCAGGCTACAGAAAGCAAATTGCGCACCGCCTTGGAAAAGGCAGGCATCGAATTTCTCGGTGAAACCGGCGTCGGGATGATTGTTAAGGACTGACGGCCCTTGCCCCCGCTTTGCGCGCCCCTTACATTACCCTCGTTTTCCGGGGGTAAATATGAAGTACGCAATCCTTATAGCCGTCCTGCTGTCGACCAGCGCCGCACATGCTGGCGAATCGTCCAAAGATGAGACGTGTAAGAGGTGGGGAGACCTTGCTGCCAAAATTATGGATTTGCGGCAATTGGAAGAGCCAATGAGCAGCGTCATCAAACTGATCGCAAGCGATAAGGAAAGCAAAATAACGCGCGCGATCATCATCGATGCATATAATCAGCCGAGCTACAAAACGAAGCAGAACCAGAAGCGCGCGACAGACGAATACCGCAACAAGATTGAGCTCGATTGCTTCAAATCAGATAGTTGAGACGCCCCGAAGGGCACCTCCTAGTTCTTCGTCGTGGCGCTGAGAATGTAGTAACGGACGCCTACCGGGTCTGGCAGAGTGTACGAAAAGCCGCCAGATGATGCGTCAATTGTTGTTGGAGCGCCGGGGCTAATGTGGATGACGATCCGATTGTCTTGTACTACTGTTACGCATGACTGGTTCGTCGGTTGCCAAGCGTTGGTGTTTGGCAAGCGGACGTATTGGTGAAAGCCCTGCGTTATCCGTGCCGGCCAATTGCACATGACCTTCGGGAAAATGAATTGCCCCGAACCGTCGAAGTTCACGATTGCGGCATGTGACCCATACTGACTATCAACTACATTTGCAGTTGAGAAATACGACGCCGGTATCCAATCCTCTTTCATTACCCGCACTGAAGGAAAGCGAGTATCGACAAGAATGTCGTTGCCGGTCGGGTTGGTGTCGCTCGATCCGGGCTTTTTGATTTGAACGTCGCCACTATCCAACTTTCTCCACACACTCCCGCCACCAGATGAAAAGCCATCCGTATTGGTCGCATAGACCATGTACCGGACATACACCGCATAATCGCCTTCAACGCTGAAGGTTATGCCGTTCGGGTCAATCTTATAGAAGACCTTCATCTGTCGCCCGGTCTTGTTCGCCGTTCGGTCAACGGCCGGGATCGTAAAATCCAGACCCTGTAGAGCTACGATTGTGTCAACGAACATCGATTCATGCAGCGGGAAGTCGGTTGTGCGCGGGACATAAACTGACGTATTTGGCTGAATAAGGCTTGTTTGCCCCATCATCACGCACATGTTTGGCACGCGATTACTGGTAAATATGCACTGCCGCGGCGATGCCGTACTCACGTCAAAACCACGTCTGGTCAATGCCGCAAGCGACGGGCTTAGACGTAGCATTTCCTGCCCAGGCACTGGGGTAGCATTCGGTGCGGGTATGGGCGCGTTATTCGCTGGCAAGTCCCATTGGCAGGTCAACGACCGATAATATCCACCGCTGTCAGAGTTGGCGACAATACAAGAATAAGGCGATGGGCTATTGTTGATGCGCCCAACCCACCCCGTATACCCGAGGTCAGGATGAATGGACCGAAAGCCACGAATGCCATTGCCGCCCGTTCCAGTTGCTCCCGGCTCCGCGTAACATAGGTCCGAATTGTAAGCGCGCACTGTCTGTTCGCGGCCTTTGTTACCATCCGGGCTGTCGATATGCCCAACCCGCACCCGGCCTGAACTGTCCATCAGCTTTGCTTCGTAAATCGGGACAATGGGCATGTCAGGGAAGCGGGCAAAAATCTCATAGTACATGAAGCCGTCAACACGCTCTTGACCGTTGTAATAATTCTGGACGGTCATTGCCCGGCGGGCCTGTGAAGCAGACGAACCTTCGATGACATAGAGATTGCCGTTAGTGCTATCGGATGATGGGTAAACGGACGGATTAAACCCGTTCGAAAAATAGAACTTGTCCCAAATGTAGGACAAGTTCTGCGTCTCTGAATTGAAATAATACCGGTTATAAGCGTCGTTGGATAAGGTAAGCGGGTCGTCGGTGTCGTATTTCAGAACTTTCAACACGCCACCAGCGCCGGGCTTGTAGCCCATGAAGAACAGGCTCATTGACAAAACATCTTTAAGCTTCTGTGACCGTCGGTTTCTTCGACGATGATTGAACCGTCAGGCTGGTCAACTCGCTTCCGTGCAACTGCTATTTCAAAATTATCGTCAACGCGCAGCGTATAGGTGTCGTTCTTTTCGTCTGTCGCGACGATAAGTTCGCGTAGATTCATTCCATCACCTCACTATTACCTTGCCAGTCCTCTCATATTGACCTGTCGCAGATCACGAGCCGTCCGGAATGCGCTGCCCTTGTCGTAACCCGACAAACCTTGCTTGACGCCTTCATTCACAAGTTTGCGGACATGATCATCCCCGCTAGCTCCATTGACCGTCACGTTAATGATCGGCGCATTACTGACGCTGTTGTTGGTGTTATTCGTGATACGGGACAAGTCCGGCATTCGCGGCGCTGATAGTGAAGGCATGCTCACCGCACCACCTCGATCATAACCAGCGAGACCACGCCGCATGGCCTCGACTGTGCCCACACCGCCAGCGCGACGAACGTCATTCTGAGACCAGACTACCTCGCCTTTGTGAACGACGCCTGCTGGTTGGTACTTGCCTCCCGCTCCGGTATAGCCGCCGCGGTCAAAACCTCGAAGGCCAGCCCACGGGTCTGATTTCCCGCCGCCGAACACGCTACCAAAAATACCGCCGATACCACCGCCACCGAAAAGAGCGTCCAGACCACTATTTAGGAAACGGTCAGCCAAGCTTTTCAGCGCATTTGAAAGCACGTCACTCGCCTTGGCGCCTTCGAGAAGACCATCGACCAGCGTACCGGCGAAATCTCGCCCGGCGTCGTTGAGCTCTTGTAGGGCTTCTTTCTGGCGCTCGTGCGCTTCATTGGCCTTGTATGTGCTCTCTACAAGCGACTCGATTTTCTGCTTTTCGGCTTCAGTGGCTGCTGCCCCCGCGTGCCGAAGCGCAATCATCTTCTCTTTTTCGACGGCGGTTTTGCCTACCAATGAGGCTTCGAATTCAAGTTCCTTGATTAAGTCCGTGACCGCCTTGCGCTCGCGCTCTGCTTGCTTGGCTGCTTTCTCGCGGGCCTTTTCAGCATCGGACTTGCCAGACGTTGGAGCAGCCAAGGGCTTATAGGCCGGCTCAATAACGATAGTGTCGAGCTTAGTTGCCGTCAGTTCGTCTTTACGAGCCTGAAGCCTAACCATCTTATCGTCAAGGGACCGCATCTCCGTGTCGGCATCCTTGCCGATGATACTAAGCAGGCTGTCCTCGGTGGTACCTTTCTGCGCCAGCAATTGCTCCTTACGCGTAGCAAGTTGCGCAAGTTCAGCATTCACACCAGAAAGCGTCTTGCTCTCCATATCTCGCCAAGATGACAAAAATGCCTCTAGAGCAGACGCCGCTTCAACGATAGCGCCCTTAACGGCTGTGCCCATGGTGGTGGCCAGCCGGTTGAAGGACCGATCGATCTCGGCAGATTTCTCGATCCATTCCTTATCAAAGACAACGCCCATCGCGTCAGCTTCTTTAAGAGTGGCCGCAATACCTTCCCTGCCTTGCTCAATCAACTGGACGAACTGCTCGCCGCCCTGGCCGCCAAACAACTCGTCGAAGATTTGTATGCCCTTGGCGGTATTCTTCAGGCGCTGCACCCGGTCGATGAGCTCTAGCATGAACTTCGAAGGGTCCTTGATGCGCTCCTGGACTTCCTGCGGGGAAAGCCCCAACTGCCGGAAGGCATCGGCGGCACTGCCTGACTTGCCTGCGGTCGTAACATACTCGCTGGCGCGCAGGTTCAATTCCTTGAGGCCATCAACCATAGCATCGATGCCAATGCGGTTTTGGTCGGCAACGTACCGCCACCGCTGAAAGTCCTCAACGTTCACACCGGCCATTTTGGCTTCACGGCCAAGGTCCGCGAAGCTGCGCGTAACATTCTGAATGGCAGCCGCAATTCCGCCGACACCCATTGCGCCCAACCCCGCGAGGAAGCCCTTGCCAAAGTTTGCCGCAAGGTCGGTAAATTGCCTATCGAGCCTCACAATCATAGTTTTGGCGCGCTTTTCCACCCTGCCCATTTGCTGGTCTGTTACCTGCGCGCCGCGCTTCATAGCCTTTTCGAGTTTGTCGATGCGCGCGACGACATCGACCATCAATTTGCGGGATTCGTTATTGGCCATCTGGCCTCCTATGCGGAAAAGAATTCATAATCTTCAGGCGCGTCGTCGTAGGACGAGCGGCCAGATGCGCCTTGCTCGGCTCTAGCGGTGCTCATGATGGCGGCCACGCAAGGATCAATGCGGTCGGCAGACTTGTTTTTGGCTGGACGTCGGTTGTCGTTCTGGTCACGCATCATGACCGTGTTCCCGACAGCCCAGCGCAACAACGGAGAGTCGTGAACAAGACGGCGGTTCAGGAACAGGTCTTCAAACGTATCGACCGGCTTGGCGAAGTTCATCAGGGTTTGAGGAAACTCAGAAACAGGGAACCCGCTTGCCTCTAAGTTCTCCATGATTTCCCGTGCCAACGCCCGGTCAAACACGCATTCCTGAACGTCGAAAATCTCACATAGATAACGAATGTAGTCTTCGACAATGAGCCGGTCGACGATGTCACCTGGGCAAGCCTTGAGCCACCCTTGCTCTACCCAAAGCGGATAAGGAGCGTAATCATTATCCGCCCGCCTACGCAACTGGCTCTCAGGTGTGAAGCCCATGCAATGGATTGCGTATTTGTCGTCGTCCAGTTCGATTGTTGCCGTCACTGCCGTGAGGTCGATACGCTTGGACAAGTCGGCGGCAATCCATGCCTTGCGGCCTCGCAGCTTTTCTAAGTCTATGTCCCCGTGCCCCTCGTCCCAGATTGCCAGATCCCATTCAGGATTGGCAGCGCCGTCAAGCCATACCGATAAGTGAAGGCGCTTGAAACTTTCGCGTTCACTCGGGCTATGTTCGCACTTCTCAATGTAGCGCCGCAGTTTCCGGATATTCGGATACCCGTGCCGCAAGCCCGGATTGGTGGCGAATAGCCATTCCTCGTCTCTGAAATCGACGTCACGCGGCGCTTCAAACAAGATGGGCAGGAAGGTTTCATCCTGAATTCTGCCATCGACGATCTTCCGCGCATGATCATATTTCGCATAGAACGGCCCAAGCTGGCCGATGCCTGCTGTCGACGCAGAAAGAAGTAGGGTATTCTGCCCCTTATTGAGCGTCGTTTCAGCCGCTTCAATGAGGTCGAACTTAGTTTCGCAGTGACCTTCATCCCAAAACACCACCACGTCAGAGCGACCGTGCGCAGACTTGGCGTCGGACGAAAGCGCCTCATAGACAATGTTATGCTTGGTGTATGTGATGCGCTTGGCGCTATCCTGAATATGCACCGCTTCCGTGATGCGCGGCGTTGCACGGCATATCCCGGCCATTTCGCGAAACGTCAAGCCCGCCTGATCACGGGCATTGGCAATGCTGCTGACCGAAGACATTGGAACGCGTTCCGGCCCGATCAGATGAAGCATGAGGCAGGCAGCCATAAGACTTGTCTTGCGGTTGCCGCGCCCCACCATCAGGAAAAGCTCTTGGATTTTCCGCGTACCGTCCTCTGCGGTATCACCATAAACCTTGCGCACTATGCGCTCCTGCCAATAATCCAGAACGAACGCTCTGCCCGGCAGATTTGATTTTGGATGCTTTAGAGCACGGATGAATTTGACGGCAGCTTCGCCCTTGCCGTGAGGATCGGGTATCGGGCTGTCGTCAAATATCCACGCCAAATTCGGAAGCTTCTCCGTCACCCGGCGCGCCTCCTTTATTCTTGGTGCGCGAAGCTGGCGTCAGACCTAGCTCGGCAGCTAGGCGGCGAGCCGCTTCAATGTTTTCTTTAAGAATGGTGGTTTCAGGTCGGCGCTTCGGGCCGCTGTCCGATTCAAAGGTCAGGCCGTACTTTTGAAGCGCCTCCTCGGCTTCGCGGGTTCGCGCCACAGCGAGGCAATACGCTTCCACCGTGCTAAGCTCATGAGCGGCAATCTTGCGGTCAGCAACAAGCTGTGGAAGAACGCGCCGCCACTCGGCCTTGGCATGCTTCGGCAGCCAGGCAGGAGCAGAAGGAACCTTGCTAAGCGCACCGTCCACCGCCTTTACTTCAGCCTTGCGACCCTTCATGACCCAGGCCTCGCTTTGCATCGAAGCTCCCAGCCACGGTTACGGCCAATCGGTTTCAATTCCACGATGTCGAATCCCTTGCCGTCATAGACGACGCGGACTAGCGTATTGAGGTCGGCACGATATCGCGTACGGAAGATGACGGCCGTCTCGGCGGAAGTGCCCCATGCCCGAATAAATTCCTCGGTAGAGGCCTGCAACACCTGGGCGCGCATCGTCGCGAAATCTTCGTTGGTAGGAATCTGCCCGCCGTACCCGTCGTCCACGTAAGTCGTGCGTTGCAGGGTGATGACTTTATCAAGCTTTCCTGCCCTCATATCGCCACCGTATCTTCAGCTAGAAACTTGATCGTGACAACGCCATGCGCATTGTCACCAGTCGTGCCGCGCATGTAATTTGCATCCTGAAAGAACGCATCCAAGGCGATGCCTTCGACAACTGCCGACAGGTTTTTCACGGCTCTGCGGATCTCTCCGGCAATCATTTTGCACAGCGCCATGCCGGGTTCGGTCGTCCAAACGTGCACCGTCATGTAAACTTCCGAGCCGATCACGCATTCTGCGTCATCCTCAACCGTCTGGCCTTCGCCAATTATGATGCACGGAAAGGCCTCGGGCAGCGTGTTGCGGTCGAAGATATTGGCAGCAGGCACCAGCGCCGTAATGCCAGGCCGGGCTCGCAACGTGTCGACGAGGAGTTTTTGGGCTGAAAGGCTGGGCTCACTCATGGTGCATTGCCTTGTAGTCAGCCAGCGCCATTTCGCGCAGCCGGTCTTTCGTTTCACCGTCGGAGAAACCAATCCCGCTATCTTCTCTTCCCGGTAGGGCCACGTATAACTGACCCGTCGCATATTGTTCCCTCACAGAACATTTTCGTAACCGGAAGTCTCCGACTCTGGCTTCAAAAAAGGCCACGATCTCACTGCGCATGAGAGGCACCCTTGCGCGGGTCATGCGTAAAATTTCAATGTTCATTTCTTGAATGCCTCCCCAACTGCCTTGGATATCGCGCGATCGATGCGACGGCGTACGCGCTTCTTAGTGGTGTTGACGGACGGCCAGAAGAACGGCTGTGCGTTCATCTTCTCCGTGCCGTATTCTTGGCCCAAGGCGACGTCGAAACCATCGTCAGGGTTTTCATCAATTGCTTGCACGCGGATAGCCATAGGAACGCCGGTATCAATCTTCTTGATGCTCGCCTTGAGGTCTTTGCCGCTAGTCTTCGGATCATCCGGCACGAGCAGACGCATACGGGCGACCATTTCGTCAGCACCCTTTTCAATGGCGGGATCGATCTTCGCGCGCACCGCCTTCGGGATAGAATTCAAGGCATCAATCAGGCCCTGCAAATCACGACTACGCGCCATTGCCAACACCCCAGTAGTTGCGACGGTTCGTGACGATCTCCCACACCCCATGCGGCGTTTCCATGCCGGACACACCTACGAGCGTGGATTCGCGGTTTTCGTACCACCCTGCCGCAAGCATCTTCACGGCGGCGACAAGATCGCCGGGAGCGCCATCGGGATAACGCGGCTCGATCTCAAACCCTAAAAGGGCTTCAAGATGCGCCTGCGCGGCATCAATTTTTGATGAAATAAGGGCATCATCGACGTCGTCAGTGATGCCTAATTCAGCCTTCATGGCGGCCAAATCGACAATTGCCATTGTTTATATTCCTATCTTGAAAGGATTAAATTCCCAATTAGGGAGAAATGTGAAGCGTGGGGGGCGGGTGGTCCCGGACCAAAAGGAGAAAGTTGACGACCACCCCCCGGCATGCCAACTTTGGTCGAATCTTCATGTAAAGGGGCTATTTATGCGGGCTTTTGATGCGTCAAAATTCACTGACGAAGCGCTACTTGAACTCGATGACATGCTGACTGAGGCAATTCTCAAGATTGAGAAGATACCGTCGCTGGCGGTCGCCCTAATGGCTGATACGCTTCAAGAGTTAGAACGGCGTGGCAAAGTGAAACTGATATCTGGATCGTTCGACGATATCGGTAACGCGTTGATCAAACGCGTCTAACCCTTCTTGCCCCAGTTCTGACTCTGGTCCTTCGCCGTCCTTCGGCTATGGCATGGCCCGCACATTGAACGCAGGTTCGTCCATTCAAGCCGCAGGTCGGGACGGTCACGCACCGATTGGATATGGTCGACATGGCTAGCCTTGGCACCGCACACTACACAGTTCGGGTTGTGATGCAGGAAACGGAAGCGCAGCTTGCTCCAGTCCTTGTCATAGCCACGACTAGCAGAGCTACCGCGTTGCTCGTCATTCGCCTTCTGGCGTGCCGTAACGCGCGCCTGCTCATGAATACACTTCTGGCCTTTTGGCACCGAGCAGCCGCAGGATGTTATGCGGTTGACCATTTTTAACTCACCTTTAGAATAAGGGGAGCCGAAGCTCCCCTTCAATAATGGTTATGGCGTTACTTCGAACGGGCCGTAGACAAAGCTTTCCGGGCGATAGATCGCCAGCGCAAGGCGTTCCTCCGCGCGGATGGTGACAAGGTTCTTTTCGAAGTCATCCGCGTTCGAGTTCGACACTTCGACACGAGCCTGCCAGCGGTCAAAGATCTGCGCAGCGCGGGCGAACGCACCGACGAGGAAGTTGCCTTCGGTCATCGCCGTGGTGTCGACTACCGGGATACCCCAGAGGTTTTGACCGTTATTGACCGTTGGATTCGACCAGATGTAACCACCAGTCGTTTCCTTCAGAACTTCGATGTCTGCCCAATCCGTCGGGTGCATGACGATGCCGTCGGCACGGTATTCGGCGAGGCGGACCTGCAGAATAGCGCGGCGGATCACGTCAGCCTTATTGTCGTTGGCAGCAACGAGCGTATTGTCGAACGGCGTGGCGTTCGGGATCAGGCCGTTAAGGTTCTGGCCGGTAGCATTACCGTTGAGAAGCTGCGCTTCTTCAACATCCGCCAGACCGTCGCGCGCGCGGGTGTCGATATACGATGCAAGCTGGGCCGCATCCTCAAGCACCTGACGCGATGCCTTGAACAGGTGCGCGATAACGCGGACGTTCTCGGTTTCCTGGTCAAAGGTGATGTCAGAATACGGCTTCGCTGCACCCTCTGCGACAGGAGCGGCGTTGTTGGTAAAGCCCGTTTCTCGGACATACTGGATGACGCCACTGGTCGTGGAACCCTGCGCAAGAAGTGCGCGGATCGTCAGCGGACGAATTGCCGGTGCGATGATGCCTGGGACATGGTGGCTTGGTACAAGGCTGGTGGAACCGTCCGTGCCAGTGCCGACCGTCGCACTGCCGGTAGTGATCGCCTTCAGCTCGATGTCAGCGCCGCCCTTCTTGCCGGAGACTGCCCACTCTTTGAATGCCTCGGTTTCAACTAGCTGCTCGCCGGCAGACTTCGTTTCGGTGGCGCCATTGTCATTGGCGTGGGCCAGCTTGGCTTCAAGCTTATCGAGGCGATCGACAAGCGTGTTGTCATTTTCCGTCTTGGCCTTTACCTCATTAGTGAGGTCTTCAAGAACGGCCTTAACGTCCAGATCAGATTCGGACTTGGTTTCAAGTTTGAGAATAGCAGTCATTAGATTTCCTTAATTGCCTGAGTGGCCGCACGGATGGCGGCGATGGTTTCATTGTCGGATTTGACGTTGGAGACGGTGGCGTCGGGGTGCATCGGGAAGGTCACCAGCGACACTTCCTTGAGCGCAACTTCTTCGAGGATGCGGGCCTGTTTAGTGCTGTCCTGTGATGCTCTCACCGTGCGAAAGCCGATGGACAGGCCGTCGAGTGCGCCAGCCTTCATCAGCGCGTGAGCTTCACGACCGCGTGCCGTTTCGAGGATCAGGCGACCCTCGGCCTTCAGTCCGTGGTCGTCTTCGGTGAAAGACGTCCACACGCCGATAGGTTCATCGCGAACATGCTGCCAAAGAAGCTTCACACGAGCCGCTGGAACAGCAGCGAGCGAAGCGGCAAAAGCACCCTTGCGGATGATGTCCCCGCCCGTGTCCTTGGTGCCAAAGACAGCCGCATAGCCCGAGAAGGTGCCGTCCTCTTGGACGGACTTCGTATCGAGCTCCACAGCCGCGAGCGTGTTACTCATCGTCAGCCTCCACAGATGCGCCCTCGCCGAATACAAGTTCCGTCAGAATGTCCACGGCAATGGGAGCAAATTCGCCCGGTGACTTAGTCACCGTGGTGACGACGTCTGGATGAGGGGCATAACTGCCGACCTGTGCGAACGCGCTATGCCATCCCACATGACGGGCCATACTTTTTGTCACTGGCCACATCTGCATGATGGTTTTCGACGGGCCATGCAGCGCGTATGAAAGAACGAATGCAACGTCAGCAGTTGACCAAAGCCCGGCCGTGAACTTCTGCAGAAATGCATAAGTCGAACGATTAGGCGTTAGGACTTCGAACAATAGAGGATCGGCAACGGTGAAGGTTTTTTCCTCACCATTGTATTCTCGTTTCAGTGAAACCAAGTTTGGTTACTCCGGTTTGTTTGAGTTTGCCGCAGGCTTTGTTTCTGCCGTTGGCGTTTTGTCCGGTACCGTGATGGCCGGATTTTCGTAGACGTCGCCGCCATCACGTGGCGGGAGGTCGATCCACTGGCGAGCCTCATTGGCGCTGATGGCCTTAGCCTGCATGAAACTTGAGATCGCCGTAGCGCGAGCAGTCAGATCGGCGCGGGTAAGGTCGTCGCGGTCTAATGAAATTCGATGATTGCGGCGCTCGTCATCGGTCAGTAATGCCCTGCCATACGCGCCTTCAAGTGCGCGCAGCCATGGTTCAAGGCAGTACGTCAAAAATTCTCTGCCCATCTGCTCGGCGTTGCCCCAGGTGCCACGCTCCAAGTCGAAAATCATGGTTGGCGGCACACGGAATGCGCGGGCGATTTCTTCGTTCTGGAAACGCCTGTTTTCCAAATATTGCGCGTCGGTCGATGAAAGGCCGAGCTGGGTGTAATCCGTCCCGTCCCAAAGCACTGGCGTCTTGCCGGCATTCTGCGAACCGGAGAAAGCTGCTGTCCAGCCTTTCAGCATGGCTTCAACGCCCTTGTCGCCGATGGGCTTCGTCGTCTTCAGCAAGCCACCGGGACGCGCACCGTTCTGGAAAAGCTGCCGCCCATAGGCTTGCAACCCTCGGGCAAAAGCGATTGCGTCTCGCGCATGACTGATAGGCGCGGTATTGAAGGCGTTGCGAATGTGAATGACATCACTGGATCGCAGTGCCTTTCCGTTCTTCTTATAAAGCGGCTGCCCATCACCTTCGGCAGAAAACTCGACCTGGATCATACCCGGCTTGTATTTCCTAATGGCAATAGGTCGGTTATCGCTTGACCGCGTGACGAGCGCGAAGCCTCCCGGATCGCTGGTTAGCGTTTCAACAAGCAAGCCGCGTGTCAGTTCAAAGCCCGACGTCCATTCGTTCGCTTCATTATTGAGAAGCTTCACCGCCGGATGGTTAGGCAAATCCTTCCAGACCCCGCCGACCTTACGTTGAACTCGAACATCCAATGAAGCAGCGGCTTCGCTTATGAGACGGACAGCGCTTGCGACGGCCGGAACCTGCAACGCCGCGTGAGCCGTGATGCTGATGTCATCAGGTCCACCACCGAAGTGGGTGACAAGCCATGTCTCCGGGGTGACCACGCCGCTTTCGGCCTTCGTCTCTTCGACAGGCGCGGATTTCGTACTAAATGGCCACAAGGTCGGCCTCCAACTTTCTAGAAAGATCGTGTGCGATCCAGCCGACGTTCACGCTTGTGAAGTTGCATTCCGGCCAGTCGTCTTTGTCGCCTATGAAGGCGTTATCGTCGGTCACAAAAAGGACCGCCTCATAACCCGGCGGATCATCCAGAAGCGGCGCGGCAATTTCGAGAGCCGTCCTTGCAAGTATGCCGGGCGATAGGAGCCGACGGGCGGTTTGCAAGATTGTCAGGTCTTGCAACGAATAAAGACGCGCTCCACGTCGTTTGCCGGATGGCGCCTTGTATCGGTGCGTCCATGTTGCAAGCGTTTCGGCTGGCATTCGACAGGCAGCCGCAGCCGCCTCGGCGGTGATATCCCGCAAAGTCCAGTTGTTCATGGTCTGCCTTTTCAGATGAAAATTTTCGATTTGGGCATAAAAAAACCCGCCCGCCCGTAACGAGGAGGATACGGACGAGCAGGCGAGCGCGTTGCCGCGCTGCTACCTCACACCACTGCGAGGATAAAAGAAGCCGCGACTACAACGGCTGAAATGGTGCCCCAGTCGTGAGCCGGCGACCGGGGCAAGGCGGGAAGGGATCACCCGCCATTTCGGCCGGATATTCCACCGCCGAAAGAAAAAGGTCCGCCGAGCGAGCCTTGAAATGTGTCTTCACTTATAACCACAATCGGGCTTTTGGGGTGCACCGCAACTTACGGAGGGTGCCCATCGAATAAGTATGGGTGCCCATACTTATTTAAGCGGGGCAACCGCATAGCGGTTGAACCCCTTCACTATACTCCGCACGTGATCGCGAAATATGGACCTAAGCCGCGTATTTTTGCAGCATACTGTCGGCAGCGTCAGTAAGCTAAGCCGCCTTCGACCGTCCATAGATCGTGCCAGGCCTCTTGGTTATGTCCTTGCCGAAATACAGGATATTGTCCGCATTGCGCTTATCGCCAGCCCTTTGCACGGCATCATTGGCCTGCCGTGCCTGTATGGCTGCCAGCCTGCTATCCCGGTTCCACGAATCGCGCAGCGTATCGATTGCCATGTAAACGGCCATCTTGCCAGCGGCGCTGGCCTGCTTGCCTTTGAACCCGCGAAACTCCCCGATCTGCGTCATTGTCAAGCCGCTCAAGGCAGCTAGTTCGAACACATCAAGTAATGGCCCCAGTGCGGCCCGTAGCGGCCCCAGGGTGGCCTTGGCGTCCATATGGGCGATGAGACTATCCTCGCCGATCGTCGGTACGGTGGGGGCTTGGGCGCGGTTGGGGACGTCATCGGCGGTAACGCTATTGCGGACGCCACGCGAGATCGCAACATTCTTCGATTCCCGCACCCCATGGTCCCGCATCCGGCCATTGTCGTCAAAGCTTCTGCGCCGGGCAATGTCTATCCCCTGATGGCCTACCTCGGCTTGAACGTCTTCCTGCGGCAAGCCTGCCACATCAACAAGCATGATGAATCGCCGAACCATCGCGGCATCATCTGGCCGCTTGTCGCGGATCAGCGCCTCGCAGACAGGTATGGCCGGTTCGTTATCATTGGCCGCTTTCGGCCTTTCGCGCGGTTTCCATCCTCGCGTTTCTGGCTGCGGTACGGTAGGAATTTTCGTCACTGTCGCTCCCTTCATCATCGATGCCAGCCATTCGCGAACAGCCGTCTTTGGTGCTGGCGGTTTCTCACACGGCAAGTCGAAGGCTGCATCCATGATGACTTTCGCTGGTGGCGTTCGTTCGGGCTTCGCGGTGGCTTTTTTCTTCCTTGGCTTTGCCGGGGCTTCATGATCGGTCACATGATCCGCTGTCACGTAGCTTTTCCCCGTGCTCTGCATGCCTAGCTTGCTGGCGGTTGCCTCGTTGACATATCGGCCCGGTGCTACTTCAATCATGATGCTCATGCGGCTGTCCTCGTTACGTCTTCGTCATCAGGCGGCAGAAGATCGCCGTCCCAATCGATGAAAAGCTTCACACCGAACAGATCTTCGCTCTCCTGAATTTCTTTGCCTGCAATTTCGCCAAGCCTTGCAAGCACACGCTGGCCATCCCGTTGCGTGTCTTCAGACCGGCTTTCCAATGTCACGCTTATTGTGTGGCGCTGCCCCGCTTCGTCAGCTGCATGAACATGAAGGATGGTTTCGCCGTCCTTGCTATCAACTTCGGCGCTCACGACTTCCACCAAGCCCGCGCCCGCCGCGCTGGCCGAAAGGCCGAGCGCGTGCGGTGCGCTGGCGTTTCTATACGTAACTGTGCTTGTAAGCACGTTACGTAAATGAGTCTTGGTATTGTGGACGATACCGCTAGACCCCGTAGAGGTATTGTCCACAATACCACTAGAGGTATCGCAGGCAGTACCACTAATATCCGTAGAGGTATCGTCCACGATACCTCTGTCTGAGGTATCGTCAGCAATACCGCTACGCAAAAATCGGAAGTTCAGCGCGTACTCGGTAGGACGGTTACCACAGCCTTCGCGTTGCACCGTAATAGCACCGCTGGTCGTGATCCGCTCAATCGAGGTGATGACGTTTGGACGGGTTGCCCCTGTTTGCTTCTGGATGAAGCGAAGGCTGGCTCGAGCGTTGCCGAATTGGTTGAAGTATCGACTGACGATCACCGCCGCCACTTTATGGTCGAGGCGCGTCGACCAATCAGACATGACAATCTCAGTTAAGAGATTAAGCCTATCGACTGGGCCGCCGTGATGCTCATTCTTCGCCATTAGCAAGTCCCGTATTCTTAGCCCGCCATTCGTCAACGATTTCCAGGCACGGCGCATACATAGCCTTGCCTTCGTCCGTGTAACCGATGACTTTGATAATTCCGTCACGGACACAGCCAGATATGGTTCGCCACATCGTTCGACGACTGACGCCATATTTATTCGCGAGCGTGTTGGTGCGCAGGACGGCAAACCCGTTTTCCACCCACGGGATCAGGACGAAAGTAGGCACGCGAAAGCCGTGGCGACCTCGTGCGCGTTCTGCGCCGGCGACCATATAGTCAAAGTACAGGTTGGCCTCTTCTTCGGAAATAGCATCAATGCCTCGCGGTTGGCGCGATGTCATGCCACGCCTTCCTGATCAGACACCCACCCCAGGATTGTCGACTTGCGAGCGCACAGAAGATCGCCAGCACGAAAATGCGGGAAGACCCCTTTGTCACAAAGATGATAAATTGTGCGGGCTGGGAAACCCGAGAATTCGGAAATTGCCTTAGCGCCCACCAGAAGGTCGGACGCCAGCGAATTGTCATTCGAAGCGTTCATAATGTCCTCGTGTTTTTCGGCGTGCGCAAAGACGCACGTCGGACGTGGTAGTGGTATGGTGGTTTGGAAGCTTGCCGCAGGGTTCGATGGCGGTTTTTCGTTAGGCGTTGGTCCAAAGGACCGGCTTCGACCGCCTGCGGCGATCCTTCGGCCTGACTTGCGTCAGTCGGGATTTATGGCCTCCTTATAACATGCCCCACTGCGGATAGTGTTAACGGATTTCATTTTGTCTGACGATTTTCATGTGTTGCAAATATTCCGCGTGTCGAATATGCAACATGAATGGCAATCAGAAAACGCACCCTGCCTTCGGGCAAAATCGCATGGCTGGCCGAATACCGCGACGGCGACGGCAAGCGCAGGTTCAAACAGTTCGTGCGCAAAAAGGACGCCGATGACTTTCTACTGACGGCGCGCGGCGAGGTTCGCCAAGGCGTGCACGTCGCGGAATCCGAAAGCGTGACCGTTAAGAAGGCAGGCGAGCTTTGGCTTGCGGCGGTTGACGCGCGCGGCCTCGAGCGCACGACAGCTAACCAATACCGTCAGCACGTCGACTTGCATATCGTTCCGTTTATCGGTGCAATGAAGCTGTCGAAGCTCAACATTGCATCCGTCCGCGCCTTTGAAGACAAGCTGCGGGAAGAAGGTCGTTCGCCCGCAATGTTGCGCAAGGTGCTTGTCAGCCTCGGTTCGTTGCTTGCCGACGCGCAGGACCGCGGACTCGTTGTGCGCAATGTCGTGCGGGAAAAGTCCAAGACCAGAACGAGGGGCGCTGATCGGCGTGTAGAGAAGCGCCAGAAAGGCAAATTGAAGGTCGGCGTCGATATCCCGACGACAGGCGAAATTAGGTCTATTATAGGTGCGCTGGAAGGGCGCTGGCGACCGCTGTTTCTCGTCGCTATCTTCGCGGGCCTTCGCGCTTCGGAACTGCGCGGCCTGCGATGGGATGACGTCGACTTGAAAAAAGGCGAGATTCACGTCAGTCAACGCGCTGACCGATTCAATGAAATCGGCGCGCCGAAGTCAGAAGCTGGTGAACGTACAATCCCGATCCCGCCAATTGTCATTGATGCCTTGAAGGACTGGCGGCATGAATGCCCAAAAGGCAAGCTGAACCTTTGCTTTCCCACCGGTGCAGGGTCTGTAGAAGGTCTTGCAAACATGCGTCGTCGCGGCTGGATGGCCGCCCAGATCAAGGCGGGCGTGGTGGTCGACACGGGCAAGGTCGATGAGGACGGCAAGACTATCCTTGATGCGAAGTATTCCGGACTTCATAGCGCTAGACACTTCTACGCCTCATGGATGATCAACCGCAAAGAGGATGGCGGCCTCGGTCTTCCGCTGAAAATGGTTCAAGCGCGTATGGGGCACGCGACTATAAGCATCACGGCAGACGTTTATGGCCACCTTTTCCCTGGCGCGGATACGTCGGACGAACTTGCCGCTGCGCAACATGCTTTACTTGGAACGCCAGAACTTGCAACATAA